CATTTTATCTAATTTTAAATTGTTATTTACTCGTACCTCCATTCCCAGTTGCTGCAACAGTAGTCCGTGAACCTGCGAGCCTTTGGATTGCCACACAAGCCAAGCAAGAGGCAGTCGTGGCAGGAGTGCTTGTAGAATGGGTTAAGCTGACTTCTGTTCATATTCGTGGGAATTAATGTACCTTGTTTATGTATCTGAAATAAGTTTCCACTGTTACCGTGTTACCTCGGCGGTCGAGGCGTTCATAGTGTTGTGGAACTGTTCCGAGAGCCCTACCCTCGCCTGCCTGGTAGTTGAGATATACGCATCTCGCTTGCAGTGCAAGTATGTGCGCCCTCTCCAACTCCATAAGGCAAGAGTGAAGCTCTCGTTGGTGTAATACCGCCTTGGCTGTCTTTGCAGGCATCTTGGCGATAATCTGCTCGAATTTAGTCATTCTCTTTCTTTTCTGTGTCGGAAGAGGTATGATTCTCGAATACATCCATCACGTTAGTAAGGTTAAGACCGATTACATCGTAGTCTATCATTGTCTTGCCCATTACCTCGTCGATGTAGCGAAGAGCACGAGCCAACGACTTAGCCTGCACGAGATAGGTAACGTTTGTGCGTTTCTCCTTCTCTGTTTTCTCGTCGATGGTTATGAATTGCAACTTGGCTTTGTACCACAAATCATCATCGTCCTTGTCCGAGAAGAAAATCTCGCTAAAGTTAGCTTTCTGCGCGCTTGTTACCGCACTCTCGCCACTGATGCAAGCGGACATTTCGTCAATAAGACTTGTCTCTGCTTCTGTGCAGGAGAGTGCATCGACCACGTACAACTCCTTTACTATCTTCTCCGAGCCATCTTCCTGTGTCTTTTGATATTTGATTCGTGTCTCGAACCAAGAACCTGTTCTGCTGCGCATACCTTACTCCTCCTTGTTACGTTTTGTGGTAAGTTTCTTGATGAAGCCCAAGAGCTCCTTTGCCTCATCACCCTCAATCTTGACTGCGCCGAGGCAATCCAAACCGTCATCGTCAGGAGCGTTATTCTCCTCACGTTCCTTAATCAATCGCTTAACGATTGCAAGATGTGGATTATCCAAAGAGATAGTCTTTAAGATGTCCTCGCAAACCGTGTTCTCGACATCTTCGTCAACCAGTTCTTTCTTTGCTATCACCTCGTCCGTGCGGTCGATGATTGCGAGCATTTCGTTGTACTCTTCCGTTGTCTCGCAATTACGAGCGAGCTTGCCAATCAGCTTGAAACGGTCAATCTCGAAGCTCAACTTAATCTTGTCTTTTGCCATAATATACTATGTTTAATTAATAAATGAATTATCTAACCGACCAACTTAGCCTCGTACACGTTAGCCAAGTGTTTGTATGTGTACTTGTCCTTGTTGTTCCTGTAATATTCCCTTTGCTCTTGCAGTCGTTCGTCACGGTTACGCATATAGCGTTCGTGGTCTAACTGACCGCGTCTGCTGTTGCTTCTCATCTGTTGTCTGGTTTCATATCCGCTACCCCGAGCATCATTGCGAGTGCTGCACCAACGATGAAGATAAGACAGGTAGCGAGAAAACTAAAAAACAATATGCTCATAAATCAAACTTATGAATTATCCTGCGTCCGAATAGCAAGCGGCAGAGAATATTTACACTCTCTGCCGCCACTACCACGAACAGCATTAAAATTAAATATATAACAATGAAATAGGATTTCATATACCTTATTATATAATAGGTTTGTAATTGTACTTTACGCTTACACGATTGCCTCCAGGAAAACGACCTTTGGCTCTCCGTTATGTCTTCGTTTGTTGTGCCTGATGATTTTCTGCACCATCAGCTTGCGAACGATGGCAAACTCCCTAAAGCCGTGCGTGTACGATGATTTTACATCGCATACAACCAGAGTGTTGCCCTTGAAGTAAACGAAGTCTGCGTGATACATGACAGGGAACTCCAACAGCTTCTTCACCAGCTTGTCTTTCGTCTTCAAGTGCTTGACAACGAATTGCTCCTGCTTTGGCACGAGCATGAACTCCGTTTGCCTATGTATGCAGCTTACATCCGGGTCTGATAGCAATTCGAGATAGAACCCCAACTCCTCCCTAGAGTCGAAGACCATTCCTTCGTACTCAACCTTGGATTGCGTCACTCTGACCATTGCCTCCCTGCCTCCTTGCCAGGGTTCTTTAGTAGGAGCTGGTAAGCTGCCTCGCCGAAGCGTTGCCAATTACCGTTCTCCCACCGCACCAGATACTCGTCCTTGAACGCCTCTCGCTTACCTTCCGTGGAATCAGCGTTCAGGAACACCACTATGTTCCCGTTGTGCCAAAGTTCGACACGTTCGACAGCATCGAGCTTCAATATCTCGTTCACCGTCTCTTTCTTTATTCTTATATGATTTATTACCTTCATCATTTTTGAGATTAAAAATGAAGCCACCCTGTTCCCAGGTTTACAATCCTCCCCACACGCAAGGGCAGGGTGGCTTCGACACGTGTGTGTTTTACAGGGTCAGCCAAACACCTAAATGTTATGTCTTTGAGTATTTCACCTCTACGAGCAAATCCTTCCTTTGCATGAAGTACGCCTCGCATTTCGTGACGTTGCCCTTCTTGTCTCGGACGTGATTGCGATAGTGTATCTCGTACTTGCCTAGATGGTAGTCGTAACAGGCATCGTAACAACTGAGGCAAAGGTCTCTCTCCGCTGCGATGTACGGTCTTTTCTTCTTCGGTGCTACCGTTAGAAGCTCATCGAACATCTTTGCGTAGGCTTCTCTCATCCCCTGCATGTACGCAGTCCAGAACTGGAGCTTTTGCAGAGGTATCTTGGCATCTGTTGCGAGCTTGAAAGCCTCCTGTCTTGCCTCGTCATCCTTCAACAGGTCTATGAGACCGAGGATTTCGTTGTACAGTCTGTTCTTGATCATCTTACCTTGAATTAATAAGGGGAGGAGGCGAACCTAATCGCCTCGCTCCCAAGCTTCAACCAATAAAATTTGTAAAAATATGGCAAATATGCACACATTGTGGTCTTTGGCGGTATCGAGCCGCCTTCTATTCCCTGGTAGGAGCTTTAAATTCTTCAAGGAATCGCATTGCCTTCATGCTCAAAGACCGAAAATCTCCTACTCTCACGAGCAAGAGGAACAAACAATCTACTAAAACATTATGAAATTTCAACTTACGAGCGTAATCGCCCCAGAGGGAGAACTCGAATCTCCATCGTATCGGATATACCGACATCCTACCGATGCGCCATTCCTACTGTGGCCGCATCCGCTTCTCGGGCGTTGGACGACTCTGGGGTAACAATAACCATTAATATTTATCTAAAATGAGAAGAAAATCTTCATTAAACCGTCCTATTCATCACAAACCGGGCGGATGTAAATTCAACAAATCAAAATACTTGTAATTAACATGTCTATTCTACAATCGTCTGTTGCAGTGGGCAGGACTCGAACCTGCGACCTTTGGGATATGAGCCCAACGAGCTAACCAGCTGCTCCACCCTGCGATGTATGCGGCCCATCCTCACGGACAAGCTGCAAATGAACATACAAATACAAATTTCTATGTATTTTGGAATATCAGTTTGGTGGCGAGGGAGTTTCGGAACTCCACTTGCGACGATAAGAACGGTATCTTCCAGTTGTCGCTGTGCATCGGTTACACCACTCGCCACTTATATATTATGAGCGCATTAGTACTCATCTTTGAAACTTATTTATAGCCATCATTCCGTTGGCTTAAATATGGCGAAATCGCCACATTTAGCTACCCTACACATTCATTGAGCAAAATCCATTTGCTTGCCACGACAATTCTTTTGTAGTCTTACCGCCAAGACAGCGTGCTAACCTTCCGTGGTAGTCCATCCGTAGCCACAATAAACTATAGCTTGAGTAGTCTTCCGTATGTCGTGCGTCCTTTTCCGTGGATCACGGCGACTCATTGTTGCTATCCACTTACTTTTTTACACGCATACTATTCTGTATTCATTTCCAGTATTTCAAAGAACTTGTTCCTCGTTCCATACAACGGAACCTGGGAATTGAGGCAAGGAAGGGGCTCGAACCCTCGACCCTCGGTTTAGGAAACCGATGCTCTGTTCCACTGAGCTACCATGCCTTGTCGGGGCGAAGAAAATGTAAAAAAACTACGCCCCAATGCTCACGCCGGGGTTGTCTGTTTATGTAACTTATTTAAATGAGTAAAAATACACCTTGCCTTCACAGGCTCAATGAAAGTATTCTTTGCTTATGTTATCACCCTTTACTTAACATACCCTGTTCTTCTCGACAAGCCTGCGCACGTCCTTGACCTTGTATAGGATTGTGTTGCCGACCTTGTAGAAAGGAAGCTGCCCTGTCTCACGCAAGTTGTCAACGAAGTCCTTGCTGACACCGCCGAGGTAAACCAAGATGCTCTTGTTGGTCAGGAACTCTTGTTCCTGCTCCCTTATGGAGATTACCTTCTCCACGACATCTATTCCGACTTTTGTGCGATACTTGTTTGTCATAATCTTTGCTTGCTTGACTTATCCAACATTCGCTGAAGGAACGCCTTTTCGTTCTCCAGACACTTCACTTTCTCTTCGAGCCTCGCCTTGTCTATCCGTAGCTTTGTGTAGCAATCTAGCTTCTCTTCCTCTTCGGAAGGCTTTGCTGTTGAGTATCTGTTACCGACGCCAGAAGACAACCAAGTCTTGCTGACACCCAAGGCATAGCTGACGGCGTTTATGTCACGTTCCGTGAACGGACTGATGCCTTTCAGTTTCTTCGCAAGATTAGAACAATCTATACCGACATCGTTTGCGAAGGCTCTGACCGAGCGATACCTTAGCTCGCTCATCAAGTCTTGAATGCGACCTGCGATTTTCTTCTGATTATCATAAGTCTTCATTTTTTATTCTACCACTTACAATTATTTAACTAAAAAAGTTTGGTAGAACCAAGGTAAAAACCTATCTTTGCGGTGTCTAAACGTTCGGACTGGGTTCATACTCAGTTCCACCTTGCTTTTGTCTCTCAGGGCTTAGCTCTGATTGACGGTTGCAAAGGTACTAAAAACTTTGGTTTGAACCAAATTGTTTGTTAGTTATTTGTTGCGTATTAACACTTATTAGTGTTTTGCGCAATTTTGGTTACGTATATTAAACTATAATTGCTATGGATGAGATTTTAGCAAGAATCAAGCAGCTGATGACTTCGAGAGGTCAGACAGCCAATGCCTTTGCAATCCAAGCCGACATCAACTCTTCCAACTTTGCAAAAAAGCTGAAAGGCAGTCAGAAAATAACTAAGGCTGACATAGAGAAAATATGCAACCACCTTGGCGTTAGTCAGGAGTGGCTTATTAACGGCAAGGGAGACATCTATACAGCCGAAGGCGAGGCAATGATTGAAAATCAGTTTGCGATGAAATTCGCAAAGTCTTTGTCAAATAAAGAAAAGGAAAGGAGAACACCTTTCTATGACATCGACTTCGCCTTGGGCTTTAATGAGATGTATAACGACGAGCCGAATGTTCCGTCGAAGTACATAAGTGTGCCTGGTTATGAAAAGGCTGACTTCTGGTGCAGGACATCCGGCGATAGCATGAAGCCTTTCATCAGCAACGGCGACATTATAGCTTTGAAGGAGGTTTTCGATTGGCAGAGCTTCCTGCCGATGAACGAGGTATATGCTATTATGACCACCAACGACCTCAGAACCGTCAAGGTTGTTCGTAAGGGAAGCGACGATATGCACTTCACCCTCCACGCATACAACGAGGAGTACGAAGACCAAGAGATTAGCAAAGCCACCATCACCAAGGTGTTCAAGGTGCTTGGGTCGTTAAAAACGATGTAGCAAAATCGAGACGGCGAAACCGTTGTCCACGAGCCTACGTAGGCTTGTTTGTGAGTAAATGTGTGAGTAACAGAAACAAAACAATTATAAACAAGTAAGTATCAACGCCTTGTGGAAAATACAAACAATTTTCCCAAGCCTGGGAGGCGGGTTCGATTCCCGTATCCCGCTCAAAAAGGCAAGGCGTTGAAAATCAATCACTTATGATTTTCAACGCCTTAACTTTTTAATAAAACACCCCACTTAAATAGCCTATTTTAACACCATTTTAACAGGTTTTGAGGGGTATTTGTGGGGTAGTTTGTGAGTAAATGTGTGAGTAAAGCGTGAGTACTTACAAAAAAGTGTGAGTAAAGCCATGAACAGTATCAAGACTTATGTGGAGGGTAAGACGATGTACGTGTACTTCATCGTGTCTTACAACAAGAAGAGGTTCCAAATCTTTACAGGTTTGAAGAGTACGGAAAAGTTCAACGGACTGGTGTTTCCGCAATCCGTCCCGAACCATCGTGCGAGGACGTTTCGCCTGACAAAGCTGTATTCGGAAGTGGAGGAGTACATGATCAACCACGACGACGAGCCTACGCAGCAGATGAAGGGTCACTTGAAGGCGATTGTCGGCGGTGGGGAGGTCGAGGTTGAGAAAAACCTGCTCTATTACATCGACGAGTACGCAAAGACAAAGCCAAAGGAGGGCACGAGGCAAGTGTTCTTAATCACCAAGAAGAGAGTAGAGGTGTTCGACAAGCACGCTTCCTTCGACACCATCGACCGAGGATGGCTTGAGAGGTTCGAGGCGCACGAAATCCTGAAGGGTCGCCTGATAAACGGGATAGGCATAGACCTGAGAAACATACGCACGGTGTTTAACTGGGCGATAGATAACGAGATTACCACCAAGTATCCGTTCAGGAAGTTCTCCATCAAGACGGAGCGTCAGCAATACCTTTACTTGAATGCGGAGGAGATGAGGGAGTATCGGGATTTCCCTGTCGAGCCTTTCATGGAGAGATACCGTGACCTGTTCATGCTCGGCTTCTACCTGATAGGCATCAACCTTTCCGACCTGTTGGAGCTTCCTGCCGACTGCATCAAGCACGGGCGCATACAGTACAAGCGCAACAAGACAGGTCGCCTCTATGACATCAAGGTGGAGCCAGAGGCGATGGAGATTATCAAGAGGTACAAGGGGAAGGAGCATCTTCTCAACATCCTGGACGGCGGCCAGACTAAGGAGTCGAGCTTCAGAAGGACGCTTGGAGACTATCTGAAAAGAATAGGGCCAACGAAAATGGAGAAAAACAAGAGGGGTGCTCTGATAAAGAAAGTCATAACCCCGCTCCACAAGGACATCGTTTGGTACACTGCGAGAAGAAGCTGGGCTACCATAGCTGCGAGCCTTGACATCCCGAAGGAGACGATAGGCAAGGCTCTTGGACATAGCGAGTGGGATTCCAGTACTACAGATTTATATATCCAGTTTGACAACAGAAAGATTGACGAGGCCAACCGAAAGGTGATAGACTACCTTAACTCTGATTTAGTGTAATTTCTACACTCAAAGAAAGCAAATAAAAAAGGGAGGATTTACTCCTCCATATACAGTGGGTTGCTCTCCACTGGCACGACAATCGGCTTGGTCAGGTAGTCTTTCGTTACCTCGGCATTGTTGAGCAACGAGCCTACAAGTCGTTTCTTCTCGCAATCGAAGCCTTGCGTGTAGCCAGCCGCAAACGGCGTTAATGACTTGAAGAACGGCGTGGGTTCTTCACTTAGCTTCTGTAACTTTTGCTTTAATGTTTCTTCTTTCATATTATTTCTTTTTAGTTTTACTTTTCTTCCTCGGATAGAAGCCACTGCAAGCCCTCGCATTTTCGTGGACTGATGCGTCTGCACGGTCACTTTTCTTGTACGGTCTGCACTTTCCCCATTCTGGGTCGAGGAATACGGAATTTTGGTCGTTTGGGTCGTAAAACCTGCATTCGCCACAGAAATGTTCAAGATAGTTAATCTTCTCCTTTCTGTTCATCATTGTTGTTCCTCTTTTTGATTTCGTCCATCATTTCGTGTAGGCGTTTAACCTCCTGCTCGTAGATGTTATCAATCGCATCTGAATACTTTAGGTATTTCGTGAGGCTCTTCTTGCGCTGCATGAAATCTGCCTTATTCTTATACTTCATACCCTGTATGGCAGTCAGTCTGTGTCGCTGCATTTCAAGTTGAAGCTCATCGTATGCCCATTTGGTTGTCTGCACAGCATCCTCCTCGTTGCTCTGTATCTCCTTTGAGAGTTTAACCAGAGCTTTGTATCTTCTGCTTTCCTCGCTTATTACCACCTTAAATATGCCCCAAGAGAAAGCGAACGAAAGCCAAACCAAGGCAACGTTCCAATCACCAAAGTAAGCGTCTCTAACGGCAAATATAATACCTAAGAATATCTCGGCATAGTAAACATCGAACCAGCCGAACCACTTCTTAATCTTTTCTTTCATTCTACCACTCCTTCCTCATAAAAATTGCACATTCCGACAACGACCGTATTCTCTTGCCCAGGATAGGTTATATCGGCAAGGACATAGTGGGTATCCTTCCATACGGATGTAAGTCTCTCGCTATCGTCAACACCTTTCTCGTCTATGCGGAAATTCTTCCAATACTCTACGCCGAAGTCGGTATTCGCTCTAAAAGCATCCGCAATATCCTGCAAGCTGGAAACCACCTTGCAGGTCTGCATACTTTCATTGAGACCACCACGATGCTCACGGAAGTATCTTGTGCAGCCTAATCCGTTAATCTTCGCTTTAATAGTACTGAACATTTGGTCATCCACAAGTCCAAAGTTGTTGTGGTAAGTTTCTGCATAGACCAAACATTTGTAAATCATCTCTATCTCGTCTTGATAGAGCTTAATTGTCTTTTCTTCCATTTTTATCAATCACTAATTAGTTTTGTTATCAACTCCACCCCACGTTTGCCGAACTTAGCCTCCACCACATTTTTGTAGCTTATGCCGTTCGCTTGGCATTCGGCAGGATATTTCTTTTCAAGCCAGTCACAGAACTTGACTACATCGAACATGAGCGCACGGCACACGATAATCATGCGAATATCCATGTACTCCTGCAACTCCAGTCCGAATATGTTGCAGAACTGGCTCTTTAGGTAAGGGAATTCACTTGCGCCAATCATACGTAACCTTCTTTCCGTTCACTTCCCTCACCGCCCAAGGATAGATTGACCTTTTTGCTCCGCTCTTGTGTGGCTCACCTTGCTTGTTCACGATTGTTCCGTGCAATATGCAATAAGGTGTCATGTCGTTACTAAAAATCTCATCTATGCCATCGTAGTAAATCTTCTCCACCTTGATATAAACTCCTGCGCCTCGTACTATATCGCCCACCTTGGCTGGGCATCGCTCGTCGGCGTATATCCAGCCAAGCTGCACGTAGCGACCGTGAAAGTCGCTCCTCAAGTCCTCACGCTTGTCTATCAATTCTTCCTTTGTCATAATCTCTTGTTGTAAGTTAATTTTAAACACATCGACCAGAATGCAAACGCCATGTCCAGGTAGTACTACCTCTGGTCATCATTATATCCCTCGCCGAACCCGAAGGCTACGTGAGGGATTAGATAGAAGCTCCACGAGTAGTTGTTACTGCGTGGGCCTTCGTAGTAGAAATCAATGTCGAACCTCATAGCTTATAGCTTTTCAAATTTCTCTTCAAGCTCCCTGATGCTTTCATCGAGGTATTTGTAGTAGTCTTTGAGAATTTTCGTACCTATCATTTCCAATGGGTAGTGATAATCCTTCTCGCCGTGCTTGATTTTAAGGTAAAACTCAGCGTGAGAGCTTTCTATGAGTCTCTTTACCTCGTTTAACTTCTTGATGGCATTTTGTATGTTGGAAGCCTCGAAGCTTCTCTGCATCAACTGTGTATATTCTTCCTGTGTCATAGCTTTCCTCATCTATAGCCAAGCCTTTCGGCAATGTAAAAGAAATCACTCAACTTGCTTGCGCTTGGGTAAGTTCCCCACTCAACAAGCCCATCCCTAACCGTGAAGTACCTCTTCGTCTTGTAGAGGGTATCTTCCAACCAATATGTTCCGTCTTGCATTATCTATCTATTTAAAAATCCTTGAACTGCTGCTGATATGGTCTTTGCTGCATCATGGCAAGACAACGAGCAATCCTTTACGCCCCAAAGACTTCTCTTCTCAATATCTTTCTTTGCCAAATTCTCTGACAACGATAAAGCGATAAGTTCCGTCTGGTTCATATTGTCCCGTATGCTCTGTTTCTTGGTTATGCCGAGTCCTTCTCTTATAGCAGGTGCGTTCATTCCGAACAGGCCTGTATAGGAAGCATTCGTACATTCACGAAACTCATGTCCCTCTGTCACACCGTGAGTTCTAAGAGTCGAAGTTAGCTCTTTTCTTGAGCCAATCCCCTTCATTCTCTCGTTTATCCAAGCGTCATCCTTGCCTTTCTTCTTGTAGGTCTTGCGATACTTCTCCAAATAAAGCTCAGGATTTTTCTGCGCTTCGATTTCTTGAAGAAAAACCTCATTAGCTACAACCGCCAAATCCTTGTCAAGATACCTTGCGTATTCGAGAGCAACCTGCCTAACTGCGTAAGTACCACCGCCTTTTCCTCGCTTGGATTTTATAATGCCGTTCTTGGCGGTATTTAAAACTTTGGCAGCAGAATCCAAAAATTCTTTGGTTCCATTAATATCCTGCCAGTCGCTTGGTCGTTTTGTGTTAGGAGAGTCTGCTATCCTCCACAAATCGTTAAGCGAGTACATCTCGCCATCTCTACCAATGGCTTTTAATGTAGTCGAGTTGAACTTGATAATTTCTTCCATAATCTCTACAATTTATGTTGTTAATATTTTTTTTGAAGGCTCTGGGGTCTCGATCGGGAGGTTCCCCTCTGCCTCTACTATTACTACATGTTATTTTTTACCCGCTTGATTTTGAGCTCAACCTTCTTCTGATTTGTACCACTTTTTGCCTTCGATATTTGGTTGTCCAAAACCTTATATTTGTTGGCACAGCGTAGCAAACCCTTTCTGTATTTAGCAGAAATGATGATAAGAGTTCCATCTGCTGCACGGAAACTTTGGTTGTTGGTGCATGCACACGCATCAACGTTTGCTTCTGTGCATTGGACAATCTTGCGTACTCTACCAGACTTAACAAGTGATGTGATGGCTTTTCTTGCTTGATACAACGTTCCATTAATATCTTGTGTCATTCGGATGTTAGAGTAACTTCCTGTGTACTTCTCATCGAATGGTTTCTTCAACATACGAGCTTCCGTCTTACGAGCATTGCGTACACTTGATATTGTATGCCCATTAACGGCTCTACTATGCGTATTGATGACTTCTTCAATGATGTTTATCTTGTTACAGATAACAGCTTCACGCACAAGATTTTTAAGGCTCGGTAAGCTAAGATTTTTTAACTCCCCTCGTCTTGTCTTGTAACTATAATTTTTATTATGTATTTTGTTCGCTATGATTTTCTTCACACCGAACTTATTAGTTTCTATCCTGCAATAACCAAACTTGATAGCCAAGTCCAGATATTGTGTAAAAGTCGGCTTGTTGAAACCAAGTGCCTTTGCTGCTTGGTTCTTTGAGCCATAATGCAAATCTGATGCACGGAACAGGAACTTAATCTTTAGGGCAAAGCAGAATGCCACCAAGCGGTCTTTGTCGCTCAGTGCTATCTTGGCTTGCTCTATTCCTATTCTGATATTGTGCATACCTCTGATATTAAAAAAGAAACTCCAACGGGTCAGAGGTAGAGGTTAGCCCATCGGAGTTTTTTGACATTTATTTAGATGCTCATACGGTCGTCAGCCGAATAGCAATATATTTCCTTTCTCATGCTTACTTTGACCTCTACATCTTCGCTTGCGGTGCAAAGATACTATTATTCTTGTTAGAAACCAAGGTGTTTGTTGTTTATCTGTTATTTTATAACATTAATTAACTATTACCTTGGTAAAAATATTGGTTTTGGGTGTTTTTCCGTGTTTCCCTCGATTTAAGGCAAAAATAATAGCCTTTAGTAGTCGGCTGTCAAAGACTACCAAAGGCTATCAAAAATAATGGAGGTTACTTAACCTGCTTGTATATGCCACATGTCAATCCGCCAGGAAGTTCAACCTTATCATCTCCACTCAACACGAGAGACAGAGGCTCGCCTTCGTTATATCTGACTAAATGCGCTCTGAAAGCAACGTTTCTGCTAGTGAATCGTACAGAGTCGCCATCAATAACAAAATCGTTGCTTCCGATGCCGCCGGAGTTGTTTTTCCGCCAAACTTGCATACAGTTTCCACTCTCCGTTACGTGAATGTTGATTTTGTTGTTCTCGTAATAGTGGTCTGCTATGTCTTGCTTTGTTAGGTTCTTATCTACATACCAATTTGGCGTATTATCATCATCATCGCTGCCACAAGAAACGAATGAAACACCTGCCAAGGCAATCATAGCTGCAAATAATACTTTCTTCATATATCTGACTTAACCGTGATGTCGAGGGCTGAAAAGTGTTAGCCAAAAGTAGAATATTGTCGGCTTCTCATTTTGTTTTTTCTCGATTGCACAACAATAGGAAACACTTGTTATTCTTATTACTTAACCGTTAGTGCATTCCCAAGAAAAGCGACTATCCATAGTTATATTACTATTTCTTCAAAAACCACTTCATTAGTCTCATTGCACACAACTTGCACAACTCCATTTTTATAGTCCTCGAAATAGCTTTCAGTTGTACCATTGTTAGACTTTATATAGTCTATACAATATTCTTTAGTTTCATACCACCCTTTTTGGTTACTAGCACTATCATTATTAAACACTACATCGTATGTCTTATTCATTTTCTTGACTTAACCGTGATGCGTAGGGCTTGGTTAATAATTGTCGGGAGCCGAAGCTCCCTTGTCTGGCTAATCGGGGCTATTTCTTGCCGCCTTTGATTACCTCGAAGACGCGGTGGTCGAGGTCTTTCGCAAGAAGGAATCCGTTCTCGTCGCAAGGCTGACCTTTCTCGTTCACGAACACCCATGTCCCCTCGGTCATCTTCGCTGCGATTCCGAAGATTCTCAGTATGGAGTACGTCGCCTCGACAACGTTCTCTCCTCTCTTTGCAGCCTCCTTGTAGAACTGGATGGTGCAAGGGTTGAGGTCGGTAGGCGTCGTGCGGAACTCCTCCACCTCAGAGAGATAGTCTCTGTTGAGGTCTTCCAACTCCTCGACCAACTGACCGATGGATGCAATCTTGCCAGCAAGTACGCTCTTCAGGGTCTCTATCTCCTTCTTCTCGTACTTCTCCTGGATTGCGTAACCCTTCTCAAACAACTCGTCATTTGTTAACTCTTTTTTCATAATTCATTGATTTTATTGATTAATACTATCTATTAAAAGCTGGACGGCATCCTTTAATGAAACATAGTTGGGGCCGTATGTCACATGCTTCTTCTTTAACTCTGAGAAAATCATATCACGAACCTCGTTGGATTCTCTTTTACGAGCCTCAGCAATTTTTTGGGATGCGGATTGTTCTATGTAAGCCTTATATACATCTTCTACATTGCAGATGCCAGATAACTTATTGAGGCGTTTTCTCATTTTATTTGCCTCTTTGAACAAGGACAAACGTCCCATTTCTTCGAGCTTCTTTCTGTACTCGATTCCATATTCTTCCATAATTCTTCAATTTTAGTTAATAATAGAAGAGAGTAGGTAACGCCTACCCTCCTTGTTTGGCTATTGGCTATC